GAGCCGTCAACCACCCGCCTGCGCTGGCGTCAGCAGCGGAATCCGAAAATCGGAGCCGTTGACGTTGATATGCAAAAATCCGCCCTCTACGGAAGCCGGCAGGGCCGCCCCGGTATTGCTGACCGGAGATGCAATCTGCAACTCCCCCCCATTCGCCGGATAAAGCCCCAGATTACCAGACCCTCCATTCCCCTCCTGCACGTAAATCCCCGCCGCCTGCTCCCCACTGCCCGCCTGAACCGTCAGGATATTTGTCGGGGATGCCGAATTCTGCACCCCAAAAACCGGATTTCCAGAAATATTGCTGAACAAAACGCAATTATCAACGAATTCCTGCCGCATCCCATCAGCACGTGTACTCACCGTGGATCGGATGAACGCCCCGGCATTCGCCCCCGCTGTCCCGGAAACCGTCTCCGCCGTATGCCACTCGATTGCCTGATTGCGGCTCATCGCCACCGCCGCAGCATAGCCCCCGTCCCGCCCATCCGTCCCGGTCAACGCCGTCGCACCGAACACGATACCGGTCTGAAACGCATTCGGATTGGAGACGAACACAATCCCCGCGGCAGCATCGGACGTCCCCGTGGTCTGCCCTCCACCCGCCCCGATCTGCATCCCATACACGCCACCCCCAACGTTCGGCGCATAAGGATTGGAAAGCCCGACCGCCAATCCCCCCAGATTGACAGCCTCCAGCTCCATCCCGAAACTCGGCTGATAGTCCACTCCCGGCAGACGCCACGCCTCGCCATAAAACGCATAGGCCGTCGTCGTGGTCGGCTCGGCCGTCTCATCCGCCACCCCCCAGGCCGCCACACCAATACTACTCGGAATATATCCAAGAAAAGAACTGGCATTTTGCGCATCCGACGTCCGGGACGCCCCCACGAAACCCGTCGTACCAAACCGGGACAGCGCGGCCATTTGCGCGTTCTGCATGGCCCACGGCCCGATGGACGTCGTCGCCATGATCCCGGACAACCAATCCTGGGATCCGTTTTCCCGATCCCGCAAACCCGCATAATCCGTCGCCGCACCGGCAAAAACACGATCCGCATACCGGCTGATCCGCGCTCCGGCATCGGCATAAAACTGGCCGGACGCCTTCGTCGCGGCAGGCGCCCCCGCAATCTGGCTTGCCGTCGCATTCAGCGTCTGCGTCCCATCCGGGCTCGCAACCACCAGAACCTCGGTTCCGCAGATGTCTCCTGCCAAGGGATAAGAATTGAAAGCCGGCATCACGCCCCCTGATTCATCGAAACCGAAACCATACCCACGACGATCGCCTGATTCGTGGACGCCGGAATATCCGCCTGCGCCCCATTCAACAAAACATCCGTCACCGACAAAACCTGAACCCCGGCCGAGGAATACGCGATATACGCCAACCGGCTATACGCATATCCGCTCCCAACCCCGCATATCTCGATATCCTGCGTCACGGCCGCCTGAATCGCCATTTGCGCCACGGACGCATCCACGCCCGACGGCACCGCAACCGTCATCGCCACACTCGCCACAACCATTTTCGGGCGTTGCACCGCAAATCCCACCCCTACCGCACGAACCGCATCCACTGCCTGATAAACCTCACCCAGCACCGCATCCGAAGGCGCACCGCTGCCATCGTTCACCACAACCGTGAAATATCCCGGCGTGGTCGATCCATCCGGCATTTCCCCATCCATCAGGGAATACGAAAGATTGGTCTGAACATCCATCACTGCCGCCCCCACCGCAGCCCGGCTCGCCGTCGATTTCGCCGACAGCCACAACGGAAATCTCAACCGCAACGCCGCATCGGATTCACCATCCGCTCCGTTCACGAAAGGCACCGCGTTCGTCACGGTATCAATCCCGGAAACGGACGTTCCCAGCAAACAGATCGATCCTACTGGAACATTTCCAGAAGATCCCGCCAAAACCGCCTGAACCGGCACTGTCACGGCACTCACCCCAACCGCCCGAACATACCCCCCCTGTTGCACAGACCACGCCGCATTGCCGCTATCCTCCACGACCTGAAACATCACCCCCGCCACCGTCCGAACTTTCACCCCGACCGGCACCACGGCCGATTGAGACTCCGATGAAAACGACGTCAGCGTCACCATCCCGCTCGCCGCCACACCCGGCAAACGCGTCATCCCGAAATCATTGACGAAACTGTCGCAATCCACACCGCTCGACGTCGCCAGCCGCGTCCGTGCCAGAATCTGCAACGCGAGATACTGCAACCATAGCCCAACCCCCCCCACGCTCTCCAGCAACGCCCGCCCGGGCGACCCCACGCTCAGATCGAGCAATTGCACACACGCCGCCTGAGCAGACGCCACCGCCGTCGAAACGGTCGTCGAAAAGGAACGAAGAGTTATCGACATCTGTTATCCCGGCACCCTCAAACACACGCTCTGAAATCAACCCGCCACACGCACCACCTGGCTCGTCTGACTTACTACATCCACATAAGTGATCGAACAGGACACAAAACCGCCCTCCCTGGGCGTCACCGCCACCTGAACCGGCTGCCTCTGATCCACCCCCGGCTCCAGCGCCAACTGCGCCGCGACCACCCCATGAATCCGCAATGCCTGCACCGGATCTCCAATCATCCCAGGCAAGCCCGCCCCATAATCCGGCTGCCAGACATAATCACCCGGATTCGTACACAACCGCCGCAACACCCTCTGCCGCGTCTCCTCCACCCCCTGCGCCACCCCCACACCGGCACCTTCGAAAAATACGAAATCGTTTCCGAAAACATGCGACAGATCAGTCATCCGATCGCACTCCCCGTCTCACCGCCACTCACCGGATGCACATGCTCGCTCAGGGAATGGCCGTTCCCCATCACATCCCCACTTACCGTCAACGTCCCCCCGGAAACCGAAACACCCCGCCCCGACAAGGAAAGCTTCACATCACCAAACTGGATGACAACCCCGGAAGCACCGATGGACACACGCCCGTCCCCACTCCCGAAAAACATCCCCCCGGGCGTCACATGAAACCATCCTCCCCCAGTCCCAGATCGCCCCGCCTCCTGTCCCTCCGCCGTGGGCGGCACGCCGCACCCCGCCATCACCAGCAATTCCCCCGGTTGTGCAACACGCCCCGTCTGCGGCGAACTGGGCGGCATCATCACCGTATCGAACACCACGCCACTCACCACATAATGCTCCGCATCCCCCTCCAGAGGCTGCAAAACCACATGGCTCCCCACGGCGCACGGGCACATCATCCGAATATCGCCAACCTGCGTCAAAGCCCCGTCCGCAATCCACCCGGTCTCGACATTATCAGGCTGTATCACCACCTTGACGGCATGATTAACCGGATCGACCGCCGAAACCACACCATGAACCACATGCGCCACCCGGTTCGCCATTCCCGCCGCCGCCATCCGCGCATCCATCATGCCACCGCCCCCAAAGCCCGATTCCGCATCACCACATCCTGTATAAATCCACCGTCACAGGAAAAACGCGACGTCACCGCGTCGATTGACAACGCTGCCCCGCCTGCTTCCACAATCAGGAACTGGCGCGGCAACATCCCCACAACCCCTGGAATCCGGACACGCGCCCCACTTCCATGCGCCACAATCCGATTGTATTTCCCAAGCGCTATGGCCCGCACATCCTCCGCACGCCGCCCGGGCACACGAAAACTATACAAGGCCGTCCCGGTATCCGGCATGTCCTCATGCCAGGAAACCCCATCATAAAAAATCTCGGTCCGCGTCCGCTGTCGCGAATCCCAGGATGCCACATGGACAACCACGCCCTGCGAAATCGTCAGATCATAACGAATATTTCGCAATATCACGCCTGAAGAAACATCCCGAACAACGGCATCCGCATCGCCAGGCAAAACCAACGGCCGACATACAGCCGTCAAACCATCCATATAAAGATCACACTGCGCTTCCCGCGCCAGAAAGCTCACCAGATCGAACGCCGTCTGAAAACGATTCTGAGCCGCCATGGCCGTCCGCTTGTGCTCGATCTGCCAGAACTGTCCCGTCATCCCACCCGGCAACATCACATCCGGCATCAATCCCGCCGCCGCGATCACCTCCTGCACAAGCTCCGCCCCCTCAAGATTGAGCCAGGACTGCCGCACACGCATATCCACAAGACGCGCCAGATAATCACGGCACTCCAGCACCATCTGCCCCCGGTCCGGATGCCACTCCACATGATCGACACCCCCGCGAAACACCGAAACCCATGACGACGCACTCTCGGACTGATCCCGCATATCAAGCACAATATCCGAAACAAAACTCCCCGATGACAGAAACCAGGGCGATCCCCCAGGCTCTACCGCTAGAACGATTTCCGCCGTGCCGCACCGCGCATAACGCGTTGCCTCTACAACGAACCGCTCAACATGGCATCCGGCCGGAGATACGCCATTCACCAACAGCCGAACCACAAACTGACGCGCCATAAATCCTTACCCCTGCAACGCCGGAATCCCGTCCCCCGCTCCGGCAACCGCTTGCGGCATCCTCAAACTCACCGGCCCCGCGAAGCCGGACAAATCCGGATCTGACAAACCGTTCAACTGCGCAATCCGCCACCATTGCGCCGCATCCCCCAGATGCACCGACGCCACATGAAACAGGGACTGATCCGCCGCCGTCACCGTTATGTTCATCATGCCGGCCTATCCGAACACCAGAGGGCCACCATAAACCGCATCGCTTCCAGACGCCGCGTAAGCCGCCGCACGATTAATCAAGCCTCCCGCATCTACCGCGGCACTCGCAATCCCCGCATTCTGCACGGCCGCCCCCAGCGCCCCACCATTCGTCATCGAAATTCCCTCCAGATTGGCGCCCGCCTGCCCGATCGTCGTCATCAACCCACTCCCGGCCTGCGCCAATCCGTCCGACATCGCCACCACCGATGCCGGCGCCGTGGCAAGCACGCTCCCCGTCTGCGCCAAGGCACCGATCTGCCCCAGCGCGGTCGTCGCTTTCACAATTCCCCCGCCCGCTCCCAGCAGTGTCGCAACAGGCGTAACCTGCCCCACAACCGTTCCCACCTGTCCCGCCAACGTAAACACCCCCGTCGAGACAGACCCGATCATGGAGGTCAGCCCTGAAAGCGCCCCGCCAATATCTCCCGCCACCAACGTGCCAAATGCCGTCGATCCCGCAGGCGCACCGCTCTCCGCAGCACGTTCCAGAACCAGACGATACGCACAGACCGCCCCCTTCGCCTGATAGTCATAGGAAAACTGCGCAATCCACACCGTTGCGGAAAGCCCCGCCGCCGAAAATCCAACCGGCACGCCGCTCACCCGCATCCGCTCCACGGCAGACGCCCGGGACTGCGCATCCGGCCCCATGAACCGGCCGCTCAACTCAAGCCGGTCAGGATCATTGCCAAGTGCATCCACCACACGCCCCCCGCCCGCCAGCCGATGCACCGCCAGCATCTGCCGCCCTCCCACCCGCAACCGATCCGGCACCTCGATCCCGGTCAGAACCATCCCCCCCAGAATCACCGGGGCAGACGCATAAGACCGGCCGATCGCGCCAATAGCCGCCTCGATATCCAACAACCCCTGCCCCATAGATCACCTTTCAAAATCCTGTACTGATTCCTGGAAACTGCGGGAATTCCCATTCATCCACGCCACCCGAACCGCGCCGCATCGCCATCCTGCCTGCGTCCCCGCGCAAACTCTCATGGCCGGAAGACACCGCATCCTCCCAGCGCGCACGCCCATCAACCCCAGCTCCGAGTTCGCCAGACCGCACCCCGCCACTTCGCTCATTATCCAGCACTCCAGTCTTCCGTCTTGAAATCGGTACCGCAGCAGAAAAGAGCATTCTCCTGACGGCAGGGTTTCCATCTGATATAGTTCCCGAAACGAAATCTCCCTGCACACCGGAAAGATATTTTTTCAGACCACGTCCAGAAGGCAGGAAGGACGCCAACCCGGAAGCGCGAACAACGGAATGACCCCGCATACTGGCGGAAACACGCCTCAGCCCACCACCCGGACGCTCTCCAGAACCGGAACGCAACAGAGTTGTCGACACGTCCCCCCCGCCCTCACAAGGCAAATGCCCGGCCACGATCCGCGACGCATCAAACCCGTCCGCCCCGACCTTCGGCAGGTCCATCACCTGCCTTCCACGGACGCTCCCTGAACCGTCCGCCCCCCCATAACCATAAACCGGCACAAGACTTTTTTTCGGTCGGTCGATCGGCACGCGCTCATCGTGCCTCCCTGCATCCCATGCTCCATGATCTGCAGAAACACGAATCCCTGCCGCCAAACCATGCATTCCAGCCTGCAATCTCCCACGCACCATCGCATGGATGATCCCCGAAAGCCCGATCAGCCGCGCATTGCCCGCAGACCCACGCAGGTACGCAGCCGGACCCGTCCGCAAACCTTCACCCGGAACCTCACGCCGGGGCCGTCTTCCCACTCCCTTCTTGCGTGGCACGCCAGACCAGCCTTGCCGCAACCCTGGCCCGCAAAAAGACAGCGCCCTCTTTACCCGTCCCAATCTAATCATCGCGGTATTTCAGCGCCTGCCAATCGAAAACATGGCCTTCACGCTCCCCCGTAATCACACACGCCGCCAGACGCCGTGCCTGGGACCATCCTCGCATCACATCCCACGGCACCCCACGGCTCAGAAGATACAACATCTCCTGAAACCGGGGATGCCGGCTCAGTTTTTTGCGATGGCCATATCAGGCGCATCCTCCGGCGCCTCGTCATAAAAATACGGTTGCAACGCCTTCACACCCGTCACGCCCAGACGGCGCGCCAGATCCTTGATCTCCGCCTTCGTCGCCGGCATCTGGACCGGCACACCATCGATCGCCGTCACGGCGCAGATCATCTGAGCATAGCTCAACCAGGCGGACGCCGAAGCCCCGTTCATGGCGCTCCCCGCCGCCTCGATCAGATCCAGCATATCCGCGGGATCGATCTCCCGAACCGAAATCCGACGGCCGTCCTCAAGCGTCAGTTCCCCCGGCAACCCGCTCACGAGATTTTCGTCCGCACGGAAGCAAAGAACGTCACATCCTGATGCACCATACCCTCGGCCTGCCATTTATCCGTCTTCAGGGTCATGGAAATATTGCTGTATTCCCACGTCGTCGTGCTGCCGTCCGGCTCCGAAATATACTGATAGATCGTGCCGGACCCCACCGTGCCACCATTCCAGAACCCGGCCTCGATCGCCGCAACCAGATTGTCCAGATTGGCATTCGCCCGCGCAATCGAAAAAGCGCCTCTCCAACCACAGGGCGTATTGAATTCGATTGGAACCCCGTTCAGCGGATCGGCCCGCTGAACCCGCGTCTGCTGCTGCGCCTGAAAGCCCGTCACATCCCGCAAATCAATCCGGTTGCCATTCCACAACAGCGTAATGCGGCAGTCCCGGCCAATGCTATACGGCGTCGCCATGCTCAAATGCTCCCGTTCGCAGTCGTCACCGTAACCGACGTACCACCCTGCAAATTGACGATGAATTTCTCGTTGATGCCCTGATACCGCACCTGAACATCCGCCTGAACATAGCCAAGCGCAATCCGGCTCGCCGCATTGTTGGACGCATCACAGACTACCGCATAGGGCAGTTGCTGATTGATCACGCCCAACAATCCCTGTGACAACACGCCAGATAAAAATCCCAACAGGGTCGAACGAATATCGGCAAACAACGTATCGTTGATCACGCTCCCGACATACCCACCCATCCCGGCCGCGAAGCTGGACGACAGGTAGTTCGTCAAACGTGTATAATTATCCCCGTTGATCGCGGAATCAGACGAGGAATTATGCCCACACCGAACCGCCCAGTAAGCACCCCCCGGCGCCGGATTGCAGATCACATCGATCCCAGCCGCGAACAATACGGAGAGATCAGCGGATGAATACGTCGCACTTCCACCGCTCAACCCGGCCTTCTGGCTGCCGGCAATCCCCGAAAGCGGCTTGTTGAGGCTGGACCGTTCCGGAGACAAGGCCGCCAGAATACCACCGGCAAAAGCCTGCGGCGGCACCAGAATCCTTCCGTTCAGATCGTCATTCCACCAGATCCAGTCGCCAAACATCAGCTTGACAGCATAGGAATCCAGACCACACGCCGCCTTCGCCGCAACGGCATTCGCAATCGTGTCCGAAGCCGCCCCACAGGCAATCATATACACACCTTCGGAGAGCCCGAAAGCCGCCTGCGTCGTAAAGCAGGATGCGTCACTCACACCATGCAGCACCGCAACGGAACAGCCCTGCCCCCGCAACGCATACATGCCGCTCCGGGACGTCGTATCCTGCCCGATGAACATCGCCGTCGGCGGAACACCACCATCCGCACCACCCGTCAGAATCACAGACCCCGCAGCCAGCACCGGCACGCTCGCCGGCAGGACGATCTCCACCAACGCGGCATTATCGGCCGCCACCGCCGACGAAACCGCCCCCCAGTTCATCCCGGTATAGCTGGAACTTCCCAGAACCGGATGCGACACCAGAACCGTAAAACCATTTCCCAGAGGTGCCACCGTCACCGAAATGAGGTTTCCGGCCGAACCGGTATGCACCGCCGAAATCTGCACCCCTTCCAGCACCGCGCTCGCCGCCACATCCGTGCCGTCCGTCACCCGCACGACACGAAAACTGGATGCCCCCTGCAATACCGCGATATTGACCGCCAGACCAGCATCCGTCGCAACAGCCTGCTTCGAGCCGAACGCGGCGCAATAATCACCCATCCCCCCAATCGGCACAGGCGCACCCACCGGCCCCCACCCCGCCGTCCCCACAACGCCCAGACAGGAGGAAGAAACACCCCCCAGCGTCAAAGCCTGTGGCTGCGCGATCTGCACATACAAATCCGGAACCACCAACGCTGTCGTATTCAGCGCACCCGCCTGATAAACCCGAGCCATACACTCACACCTTTCCTGTTCGGCTAACCGGCCGAAACCGCCGTCACCGTGCCAAACCCATCCATCGTCAAACCCGGATAAGCCGAAATAGCATTGCCGAAAATCGCAGTCTCGGCCGCCAGCGCCGCCGTCGCCACATCGTCCGGGACGGTCACACTCATATCCCCGAACGCATGGAATACCCGACCATCCAGACCGATCGTCCCCGATCCGAACATCATCTGTCCGGAAACCTGCGTCCTCGTCGTATCGAATACGACCTCAAACTCCAGATCACGCCGATACAAAGACTGCACCTGCATGGTATCGACATCGCATCCACCCGAGAAACTCATCAGCGCCTGAGCCCCGTCCAGCGTTGCAAGCCATGTTTTCTCCGCCAGAAACTCATCCAGGACGGAAGCCAGAGCATCCCGCGCTACAGCACTCGAACTCCAGATGGACACATGAAACCGCTGCTGCTGGCGGCGAAGAATCTGAACCGATTTTCCATACCCCACGACCGAAACCGACAGCACACCCGCCGAAACCGAAAACCCGCTCCCCGAAATCGCTCCTACCCCCAGTTCACGACACAACGCCATCGACACACTCAGCGACGTGTCCCCACTCGAAACGGCATAAGACGCCACACAAGGCGCTCCCCCCACCGGACAATACCGAACCCCCACGATCCCGACCGCACTTCCATCCTGAGGCACCGAAAACGCAACCGAGCGTCCCCCCGAAACCACGGCCTGAACCGTCGGCGCCACGAACACCGCATCCCGCCACGGGCGCCCCAAAGGTTCCGGCACCGTCCGATACCCCAAAGGTGCCGCCGTCACCGTCACATAATCAGAATTTCCCCTGACAGATTGCGCCGAAACCAGATCCGACGGCAAAAGCCACCCCCGGCGAATCACAACCGCTCGCCCCGTCACGGATGCCGCGGTCATGCCATTCGGGTAAACCGCCTGCGCACAGCAATAGGTCAACGCCTGGGCAATGCTCGATACATCCGCCATCTCACACCTGCTGCGTCGTCATCAGACACCGCACCCCAAACGCCGAATTCTCTACCGAAACAATCGTGTAACTCCCACCGAGATCGTCAAACACGCTCATATAGGAAAGAATGTTCATGCTCGGCAACAACGGAAGGAACATCATGAACTGGCCCGGCCGCTCTGACCCCGGCATGATGCTTCCATCCCGATCGCCATGCGATTTCATCCAGATCGCCGCCGGACACCCTTCGGCCACCTGCCCCGGACTCCCCGTCACACCCGTGATGGAAACCACCCTCATGCACGGCACGCACAATGCCGGACGCATTGCCTCCACCCGCGCCACGAAATACACGCTTCCGGAAGCACTCAGAACGTCACCCACCTGAACATCATTCGTATTTGTCAGGGCATATTCCGTCGGAACACCCCAGCCCAATGGCTTGACCATCCCGAACGACGCATCCACATCAAACGCCACCATAGGCGTCGCATGAATCACCGAGAGGGGCGACATCGGCCCGGACGGGCGATATTGCACACCCTGCACACCCAAAATCTGCGCCGCCCGTCCCAAACCGGACGCCACACGCTGCTGAATACCCGCCTGATCCAAAAAATACCTCCCGTTCAGACGATAATCGCCGCATCACCCTCCAGATCAGGCCCCAACGGCACACCCAGAAATCCGCAAAGCCGCCGCCGCCACACATCATAAAGCGCCAGCCGGTCCCGCACCTCATTGGCATTCCGTCGCCAGCTCGCCGCCTGCGCCGTGTCCAGCGTGGCCGAAGCCCCCGGAACAGCAAGTTCCAGCGGGTAAAGCTGCGACAGATACAGTCGCACCTGCATCAGCTCGGACGCCGAAAGATTCCCGATCCGCCACTCAAACGATCCATAAACCTGGAAAAACCGCCAGGACCCCTCGCCACTGGCCTCCGATCCGATCGCCGGATATCCGCAGAACCTGCGGATATCCACCCTCTCGGCCTCGGCAAGCGGCGCACTCGAAAATCCCGCTGAACCCGACACGCCGCATCCTTTCCTCAGTAGGACGCCCCCAGCGCATCCGTGCCAAGACTTTCAATCACCACGCCGCGCTTCAGATACGAATTGGTCGCCGTCGGAATGATAGACGTGTTCGCCGTCACATCGGTCGGCAGCGCAAAACCACCGATCCAATACCAGGATTGCGCAATGATCTGCCGCAGACGGTCCAGCGGCTCACGCGTCACCATCGCCACCGAATCCACCATCTCGATCAACGCGCGCTCCGCATCCGGAATGTCCGAATGCCCGGTCAACGCACAATCCCCCTCGATCAACGCTCCCTGGCCCACAAGCAACGCACGATGGATCGGCCCGGCACCAAGCGATACCTGCTGCGGCGCCTCGGTCGTCGGAATGAACCGCACGCCCAGAAGTTCGATCACCTGCCCGCTCCGATACTCCTCGGAACCATAAGCCCCACGATACAAATATTTGAAATCCGCATCCCGAAATAGGGACAGAAGCTGCAAATCATCCAGATAACAGTGATACGCCCCGTTGATCATCGGCACGTTGTTCCGACGCAGCGCAGCCACACCCGCCAGCACATTCTGAATGCCGAGCGTATCTGCTACTCCGGCAGAGCTGCCCGCCTGCAACGCCGCCGTCGTCAGCTTGCCATTCGGCCGCAGCACCAGCGGCGCCGTGGACGCCACCACCGCATTCCCCGCCGTGCCGTCAGAAACGGAAACAGACCCGCTAAACACCAGTTGCCCCGATACCCCCCCCGGCGCCGTCGAGACATTGTTCGCATCCGGCGTCGCCGCCATCAGCGTATAAACCCCCGAACCAACCGTCACCGTCATCCCGTTGCTGGCGCCGACTCCGATCACCTGGCCATTCTGGATCACGCTCTGAAACCCGCGAATATCGTCCACCTCCACGGTGCTCCCCGCGGAACCGAGCGTCTCCATCACCCGGGTATTCCCTCCCAGATAACCACCCACGCCATTCTGCGCGCCACCGAACAGCGCATTGCGCGCCAACCGATCCAGAGACTGCATCGCCTGCACGCCATTGGTGTTGGCATTGGCCAGAAACTGCGACGCAATTCCTACCCCGCTCGTCACCATGTTCAGATCGATCGTGTCACCATATTGATTGATCGAAAGCGTGTACTGCTCGATGGACCACGCGCTCGGGCTCAACCCATTGTCGAAGTTCGTATTCGACGTCGGATTCAGCGGCGTCGTCACCGGCGCCTTGAGGCTTTTGCGCGTCTTGGTCAGCGTCTCACCGATCGCATTCGGAAACACCTCCCGATCCGCCACCTGACGAAACCCAAGCCGGGACCGCAGACCATTCTCGAACTCACGCGCCAGAAAGCCCTGCTGGATGGCAGCCTGCAACTGAACCGGAAAATTATCAATGCTCATCAAATCACCCTAAAAAGAATTATCGCCAGTCAAAACGTTACTTAAAACTCAGCCGCCGCGCAGAAACTGCCACTTTCGCGCTTCATACTCCGTCCCCCCGGCACGGCGCGCATCAAACGCTTCTCCACCACCGGGAGACGGCGCCTGTCCTCCCACGGTCGTCCCGCTCCGCACCGGCTGCTCGCCTTCCGCCGCGAACAGATACCCACGCTCGGCCCGCGCCCGTTCCAGAACTTCCGCGACCCCGGAAACCTGCCCGTCCTCTCCCCGAATCACCTCGGAAACATCCAGAATTCGCAAGATATCATCCGGATTATACGCCCCAAGCCGGATCGCCTCCGCCCGCAACGCCGTCCCGATCACCGCCTCGTCCGCCGCCTTCCGAACACGCGCCAGAGTAGCCTCATGACCTTTCGATTCCCTGGTCCTCTGGCTGTCCAGATCGGAAACCTGCTGCTTCAGGGACGATATCTCCACCTCCCCATTCTGCCGAACCTGCTCCAGTTCCATACGCGCCGCCTCCAGCGCCAGCCGCGTTTCCGCCAGCACCCGCGCCAGATCTTCCATCTCAGCCATTCAACCCTCCCTGCCCGTCCAGCGGGCGCCATTCCTGAACCCGCAACCACTCCTGCGAAGGATCGGGATTTCCCGTCGCGTTCGCATAAATCCGAACCGCCGTCTCCCGGCTCAACACCCCACCAGACACCGCCGTCACCAACCCTTGTGCCAGAGACGCCAATTCCTGATTCGTCGCGGCAAACCACGGCGGCCAGTGCAAATCCAGCCCGCTACAGGACAAATCCCGAAACGCGACACCGCCCAGAATCAGGCCACGCTCCAGAACCCTCGAAAACCGGCACGCCATACGATACAGCGGCAACAATCCCCCTTCGCCATAGGCATGACGCAACCGATCAGCCAGCCAGATCAGCGGCTGGCACATCATCTCCATCGCCCTCCCGGATTGCGAGGCCGACATCCGGTCCGAATGCGCCCGGTTCCCATGCAACTGCTCCAGAACCAGCGCCCGCAATTCCCGATAATGCGCCAGAACCGCCCCCGCCGCATTGCCGTTGATCTCCAGCAACTTCGCATCCCCCTCCGGTGGCAATGTCAGTGCGGAAGACGCGCCCCCCTCACGCGCCGGCCCGGAAGGTAATCCCCCGGTCTTCAAAACCAGCGTTGGATCAGAGCCATATTTCAAGCCGCGCCCCGCCTGTGAAAGCAGGTAATCCGCCTCGATCACCGTATCGATCGCCCGTTCGAACGTGCATTCTCCATCCGGATCCAGCCCCGTGCCGGATGTCAGGTTGCGAATCCATACAATCGGCACGAACCCCAGCCCATGCCGCACACTCCTCGCCTCATCGACCCGCCCCTCCTCCTCGCCAACCCGCCAAGGCACGAAAACCAGACACGCATTCGCAGTCCACACCCGCCGCCACCAGTAATGCGCCGCCAGAAACTCATCCGAAACAGCATACCCACGCGCCACGAGATCGCGGCCAAGAACGCAAAACTGCTCCTCAACGTCAACAAGATCTCCACTCACCTCATCCCAGCGCGGGGTCAGATACGCCGTGTCGAGCAGGGACAGCCTCGGCACGCCACGCGCCACCTCGAACAATACCGCAACAGAACCAACCGATCCCTCCGTCGCCGCTTCCACCATCAAGGATGCCAGACCACACTCCCGCGCAAAAACCGACAGCGCCGCAGCAGACGCCGCATCCTCCCCCACGACATCAGGCCAATGCGTATCGCCAAACAATAGCGAAACAGACTCATCCACCACCACCCGGCACAAATTCGTCCGTACCGAAGGGCGACGCTGTGCCAAAGGAATATACTCCCCGGCCCCGGACCGCTCCCTGGAAAACGGGTTCGGCAGAACATCATACTGCGTCCCCGCCAAGACCCGCTTCAACGCCAGAAGCCGCGCACCCCGCGCCGATAACCCCGTCGGAACGGCATAACGCTGCTGTAGCGAGATCCAATCCATAACCACTCCCTCTCCGAATCAAACCTCACTACCGGGATAGGGAAAATCCGGAATATCCCCATTCCGCACCCCCCGCCTCCGCCCCCAGCATCAACTCGCTCAACCCCCATACCATCGCATCCGCCCGATCCGGAGATCGCGCGCCCTGATATCCAATGACCGAAAAATTCATCAACTGGTCTTCAAGCAACGAAAATCGTCCATGATGCTCCACGCGCCCCACCTCATACAACGCCGCCACCGGCTCCGCCCGCGCCGCCTTCCCCCGAGCCGCATTCACCATCTTGACCGGCGCATGAGCCCGTACCCCCCGAATCGTTCCCTCCACTAGGGCACCTCCGAAATTCCGCTCCGCGATAATCCGTTCGGCACCCCAATCATCCAGCGCACGCAACGCACGCCGCGCCCATCCCGCCGGACTCTCCCGAAGAGACAAATCCTCCAGAACATGCCCATTGCCGGAATGGTCCATACCACAAACGACAATTCCAATTTCGTCAGATCGAAAATCCTCCGGCCCACTCGCTCCAGATGGATCGACCGCGACCACAATCCGCCGCATCCCCTGGGCAATCTCCAGACGGTTCTGCCCCGTCACCGCCGCACCGCGACGAAACGATTCGATACGCCACAAGGCTCCCTCGATCGCAGACTGATATTCACCCGACAGAAATCTCCGGCGCTCCCGCTCCGGCAACGCCTGCAACCAGTCCAGATAATCCGACGCCAGATTGTCCCTGTTAACATCAGGATTGATCACCATCGTCGCAAACCGTTCACGATCCAGCAATGGCTCGCCCGATTTCGGTTCAACGCCCAGTTCGAACAGCGCATACAACCAGTGCCCCGTACTGGGCGGATTCGCATCGATATATTCCCGCGGCTCCAGATCGCATTTCTGCGCCAGACGCGTCAGCAATATATTTCGCGCCCCATAGCTGATCTGGCTGGCTTCATTCAGATAGACGGTCGCGAATTCTAGCCCCAGAATCTTCTCCGTCCGCTCCTGATCGTCCAGACCGCCAAACAGGATCGTCGATCCATTCGGGAACAGCACGATATTATCCTGCCGCTCCACCCGATACGAAACCTCCGGAAAACAGAGCCGCATCACCTTCGGAAACGTATCGCGCAACACGGAAGCCTTCAGCGCCGTCAGGCGATAGCGAAAAACTCCATGCCGGCTCCCCGGAACCCGCAAGGCCCGAATCACGATCGCCCTGATCAGAACGAACGTTTTCCCGGATCTGGACCCGCCGCGCAACAGGATATGCCGTGCGCCACTCCCCAACAACCTGTTCGCCTCAACCTGCCCCGGATTGAGCTTAAAGGACACTGTCATCCGCAGTGATATTGATCGAAATCATGCCCGTCTTTCCCTCCCTGTCCGTTTCCCCGAAACGCGCCGGACGATGAGCCCGAAGCAAAAACCGCATGAGTCCGTCACTGTATTTCCGGCGCATGATCGGCTTTCCCGTATCCGGGTCCTGCACGATCCTCCCGCCATAAAACACAGGCTCATCATATCCCTGCACTGCCCGCCGCCGCGCCTCCGCCTCCATCGCATCGACAGCCGCCTCGAGCGCCCTCTCCCAAGCCTCGGCAAATTCCATATCCTGCGACCGCCACCGATACAGCGTGCCACTTTCTATCTTCGCCACCCGCGCGGATTCGGAAATATTCCCGCATGTCGCAAGATGCGTCACGAATCTCCGTTTCGCCCCCTGCATCCGGCCCTTTTTTCCACTCTGGCCAGAATTCTCCATCTCCATCGTCACCCACCCCGCTCAAAACACCATCGCCCGAATGCTCATCGGGCGAATCCCCGGAAACCCCGCGTCACTGCACGAAACCCGCCCACGCCAAGATCTCCCCAACCGCTCGACACAATGATCTTCCCGCTCCCGTATCACGCGATCCTGCAAACGCTTTATAAATCCATCTTCCAGAAAACCGATTTTCTTCAAATCCCGAACCGGAACAAAACACGCAACCGCCCGGACCCGAACACCCAGCCGCGTCAGTCCCGCTTCCATCAAATCCTGCCAGGACGGCCTGATATCGGAACGATGCACCGGCTCATCCTCGCAGACGATCCGGCACGCCACCGCCCTGTCCCCCATCACGCCAATAACAACCATCGGCGCAGCCTTGCCATAAACAACGTCCCCACAAGAAACGGACGACTCACAAACAGCCATCACCATCTCCAGGCATAAAAAAAGCCGCCTCGAAGGGCGGCTGTTAAAAACACTTTCTGTATGATGAAACTCTTATACAAAAATCGCGTTCGATAATCAAGCGTTATTTTTACGCCTCTTTAACTTTTCGTCCTCCACGAGGCCGATACAATGCCGCAAGTTGCTCCAGCAAAAACGCACACTGCGCCGAAACCTTCATCCGCGCCCGCGCCTCCGAAAGCCCCGGATAAAGAATTCGCCCCATGGACGAAAACGACATCTCCTGCCCCAGCATCATCTGCAACCGCACATGCCCGCACAACCCCAGCGCCTCCTTCACGTCCCCGATCCGAACGGAACATTTGCCACGTCCCAGCATCCAGGTGTGCTGGTCCCCCCGCTCCCCATCAACCGATCCACGGGAAGGGCCATCCACCACACCCGTCGTCGCAAAGACATACTCCCGATACCAACGCTCCGCCGCCGCAACCTCGTCATCCCCGACATCCCCCGCATCGCGCAACGTCTGAACCGTACCCACAACCCGCGTCACGCCCGCGATGGTTCGAAACCGGTCCCGCCGCCGCCGTTCGATCGTCGGCCCCACAGCCTCCATCGGCACCACACTCACAGATCCACCCCCCGATCACGCGCCTCAAGCGCCTGCAACCCGGGAAACGCGGGAACCTCCCCCGCCCCCCAGATCGCACCCCAACTCACCGAATGACCGGCCGGCAGCACATCCTGCGCCTCACGCTCCATCACACGCGTCCGCACCACGCCACGCCGATACGCCGCACATGCATGGTCGGACGCCAGAATCGCCGCCACCTGCTCCGCCGAAACCCGGGCCGCATGTCTCGCCACCTTGACCGGATACGTCAT